CTGGCTCGTCTCTGTGGATTGAAATAGATTTTTTATCCTCAACATTTGCAGAAAAACATTTGGAATTTCAAAGAATTTTGTATTTGTTGAGGATAATGTAAACCTGATGATAATATAAAAAAGATTAGTTTGAGGGGGTTCGAGACCTCCTCTTTTTTCGCTTATAGCTGAGGACAACTTTTATCGTCCTATCACTATATGCGGGAGGTTCAATATGAAAGGATTAACGGTTTTTAATTTCGAAGGCAGTGAAGTGCGTACCGTTCAGAAAAATGGTGAAACTTGGTGGGTGGCAAAAGATGTGTGCGATGTGTTTGGTGAAACGAATCGGAATCGTGCCATGCAGTCCCTTGATGAAGATGAAAAGGGGTATACACAAATGATTACCCCTGGCGGCGTGCAACAGGTAGCGGTTGTAAATGAGCCCGGACTTTATTCTTTATTATTCGCTATGCAGCCATCAAAAGCTCGAGGTATTAGCGAAGATTACATTTCCAAAAGAGAGCGAAAGTTGAAGAAATTTAAACGTTGGGTAACTCACGAGGTTCTTCCATCTATTCGGAAGCATGGGTTATATGCAGTAGATGAATTGTTAGCAAATCCTGACCTTTGGATTAAAGCGTTACAAGAGCTCAAGGCAGAGCGTGAAAAAAATGTTGAGCTTACTACGACGATTAGTATTCAAGAACAACAGATTGCAGAAATGCAACCAAAAGCAAGTTACTACGATGTAGTGCTTAATTGCAAGGATGCTGTGGCTATTACGACCATTGCTAAAGATTATGGAAAGTCCGGTCGCTGGCTCAATGAATACCTTCACGATCTTGGGGTTCAGTTTCGTCAAGGTAAGATTTGGCTTTTGTATCAAAAGTTTGCTCATCATGGATACACGACAACCAAAACTCATACGTACCCTGGAAAGGATGGATCAATGCACTCCAAAGTTCACACCTATTGGACTCAGAAGGGGCGACTGTTCATTTATGAACTACTGAAAGATGATGGAATGCTGCCACTTATTGAACAAGGGCCTGACAATGAGGTGGAGTAGTTATGGACAAGATTTCTTTTACTTTATATACGGCTGATTGCACAGGAAATCTATCAAACTGTATTTATCCTCAAAAGGCGGCCATTACGGATAAGACATCTTTCCTTAAAGCGATCAAATACGATCATGTTTCAGCGGAATATAAAGACAACTACCGCAGTAGTGCTAATTTTATTCAGGCAGATAATGTTGTACTTGACTGTGATAACGACCACTCGGATGATCCGAAGGACTGGGTTACTTCAACTGATGTTGCAATGGTTTTTTCAGGTGTTCCTTTTGCTGTAACTTACAGCAGAAATCATATGAAACAAAAAGGTAACAAGTCAGCTCGACCAAGATTTCATGTATATTTCATGATTCCAACAACGGCAAACCAGAATGAATATGTCATGTTAAAACAACAGATTGTCTCTGTGTTTCCTTACTTTGATACCAATGCGCTAGACAGTGCAAGACTGATTTTTGGGACCGATCATACAGACGTAGAATTCTATGATGGTGACAAAGATATTGCTGAATTTTTAGATGATGCGGCTTTTATGGATTGGGACAACGAACAGGAAGAGGTGCCAGAGGGAAAGCGCAACAGCACCATGTCTCATTTTGCAGGAAAGATCATCAAGCGCTATGGGAATACGGATGAAGCCTATGCTTTGTTTATAAAACAGGCAGAAAAATGCAATCCACCTCTTGAAGAAAGCGAATTACAACTGATATGGAAGAGCGCAGTTCATTTTGGGAAACGAGTGGCATCACAAGAAGGGTATATCCCTCCGGAAGAGTACAACTCAGATACTTTATTAAAGCCTGATGATTTCTCAGACGTTGGACAAGCCATTGTGCTTGCAAGAGAATATGCAGGACAACTTAGATATTCTCCGTCCACTGATTACATTGTTTACAACGGTAGCTTTTGGGAGGAATCAAAGTCAAGGTCACAGGGAGTCGCCCAGGAGCTTACCACTAGGCAACTGGAAGAAGCTGAGACGGAAATGAAAAAGGCGATGTCTGAAATGGTTAAAAACGGTGCTGTAGAAATAATAGCGTCAATGGGTCCAAAGAAAGCCGTCAACCATTTTAATAAACAGCAATCCCATGCTTATGAGAAGTATGAGGGCGCTCATGAATACAAGAAGTATGCCATCAAACGCAGGGATTCAAAATACATCGCATCCGCATTAAGAGAGGCTCGACCCATGCTGGAAATTGAACAAAAGACGCTGGATGCAGATGAATTTCTGTTGAATACACCTTCAGCTACCTATGATTTACGGCAAGGTATGAACTCTCATATAGCACATGATTATTCACACTTTATTACAAAACAGACAGCAGTAAATCCAAATGATGTGGGTGCAAGGAAATGGGAGGAGGCTCTAAATACCTTTTTCTTACATGACACAGAGCTTATTGATTATGTCCAAAAAATCGTAGGACTTTCTGCCATTGGAAAAGTTTATGTAGAAGCTTTAATTATTGCCTACGGTGAAGGACGTAACGGAAAATCAACCTTTTGGAATGTGGTGTCAAGGGTTCTCGGCTCCTATAGTGGTAATATTTCCGCAGATATGCTGACAGTAGGTTGCCGCAGAAATGTTAAACCGGAGCTTGCTGAGGCCAAAGGAAAAAGGCTATTGATTGCAGCAGAAATGGAAGAAGGAATGCGCCTTAATACCTCTAATGTGAAACAGCTCTGTTCTACGGATGAGATTTATGCGGAAAAGAAGTATAAAGATCCCTTTAGCTATATTCCCAGTCACACACTTGTCCTGTATACCAATCACCTTCCAAAGGTCGGGGCGATCGATAAAGGCACATGGCGAAGGTTGATTGTTATTCCTTTTGCAGCAAAGATTGAAGGGAGCCAAGACATTAAGAATTATACAGATTCTCTTTTTGAGCATGCTGGGGGTGCGATACTCGCTTGGATTATTGAAGGGGCAAAAAAAGTAATCAAAGATGAATACAGAATTGAACTTCCACAGAAAGTGAAGGATGCGATGCAGGCATATAAGGAAAATAATGACTGGCTCTCACATTTTCTCACAGAGTGTTGTGAGCTTGATGATACATTCACAGCAAAGTCCGGTGAAGTGTATAACGAGTATCGTGCTTTTTGTATTCGCACAGGTGAGTATACACGAAGTACTGCCGACTTTTATACTGCCTTAGAATCGGCGGAATTTACAAGGAAAAAGACGAGAGCTGGCATCCTCATCAATGGTTTACGTCTGAAGTCAGAGTTCCTAGATTAGTTGGTTTTCCTTAAGTGTGCAGGTCTATGAAGGTCATATTATAAACTTTTCTATAGAGTTAAAAAAAAATAGCTTATATATAAAGTTATATATATACCATGCACAGACCTGCACACTCCCCCTATCACTGATGTTAAGGAGGCAGACATGCTTGAAAAACATCTTGAACGAAAACTAGTAACAGAAGTAAAAAAGATGGGAGGGCTGGCACTAAAGTTGATATCCCCCGGATTTTATGGAGTGCCAGACCGATTGGTTTTATTATCACAAGGAAAAATGGCCTTTGTGGAAGTCAAAGCACCAGGAAAAACATTAAGGCCTTTACAGGAAAAGCGAAAAAGACAGTTAGAGTCACTAGGTTTTTTGGTTTTCTGCTTGGATAACGTAAAGCAGATAGAACCTTTACTCGCTGAAATTATGGGAGGTGATGCTAAATGAAGTTCATACCGCATGATTATCAACGATTTGCAATGGAGTTTGTTAAGGAGAACGAGATTGCAAGCCTCATTCTCGATATGGGCTTAGGTTAAGGCAAGACAGTGATTACTCTGTCCTCCATTTTCGATCTAACTTTAGATAGCTTTCTCGTTCGAAAAGTGCTGGTCATTGCACCACTTCGAGTAGCTAGAGATACATGGCCAGCAGAGATTGAAAAATGGGAACATTTAAAAGGGTTGCAATACACAGTTGCAATTGGTACTGAAACGGAAAGAAAAATAGCACTGATGAGAAAAGCTCAGGTGTACATTATTAATCGTGAAAATGTAGAGTGGCTGATTTCTAAAAGTGGAATCCCCTTTGATTTTGACATGGTGGTAATAGATGAGCTTTCCTCGTTTAAATCTCATCAGACAAAACGCTTCAAAAGCCTACTTAAAGTCAGACCTCTGGTGAAAAGGTTTGTCGGCCTTACCGGAACACCATCATCGAACGGACTCATGGACTTATGGGCAGAGTATAGACTTTTGGATATGGGACAAAGACTAGGACGGTTTATTGGTAGATACAGAGAAACTTATTTTGTACCTGATAAACGCAATCAACAAGTCATATTCTCTTACAAACCAAAGCTAGGAGCAGAAGAAGCAATCCATCAACAGATTTCAGATATCACGATTAGCATGAAGGGTTCCGATTATCTTAGACTACCAGATTTGGTGATGAACGAAGTGGCAGTCAGGCTTTCTGACAAAGAAATGGAAACCCTCGATCGTTTGAAACGAGATTTGATAACGACCGTTAACGAAGAGGAAATTACTGTAGCCAACGCTGCAACGTTATCTAATAAACTACTACAAATGGCGAATGGTGCAGTGTATGACGATCATGGTGCGGTAATGCCTATACATGACCGAAAGCTAGAAGCGTTAGAGGATGTAATCGAAGGAGCCAATGGGAAACCTGTCTTGATTGCCTACTGGTTTAAGCACGATCTTGCTCGGATACAAAAGCGATTTAAGGTTGAAGTACTATCAAGTACGGATTCTATAAAGAGATGGAACAATGAGGAAATTGCAGTTGCGGCCATTCACCCCGCATCAGCAGGACATGGTCTAAACTTACAGTCTGGGGGTTCAACTCTTGTCTGGTTTGGATTAACGTGGAGTCTTGAACTCTACCAACAAACCAATGCGAGATTGTGGCGACAAGGACAGAAACAAACGGTCATTATTCACCATTTGATTGCAAAAGACACGATAGATGAAAGAGTAATGAAAGCATTAAAAGATAAAGATGTGAGCCAAGCTGCATTGATTGAAGCAGTGAAAGCTAGAATGAATAAGTACAAGGAGGTTGCGCCTCATGGATAATATGATTGAAGTGAAGGAACAGGACTGTTTTGCTTACAAGAATGGGAACTGCAAGGTTCTAAGGGTGAAACAGTGTGAAGGAGTTGGTTGCAGCTTCTTTAAAACGAAACCCCAATTACAAATGGACAGGCTAAAAGCTTTTGAACATATACAATCTCTGGATGCTAATATTCGGAATGAAATTATTGATGTGTACAATTTAGAGAGTGAAAAACAGTTGAATGAAGTAGGAGGGCTTTGATTATGATTAATTTGGCTACAAGACAGGAGGAAATGACCGTGAAAGCAAAAGAATACTTATCTCAGGCTTTTAGCCTAGACCAGTTAATTAATTGTAAATTAGAGCAAGTGGCTGTGTTAAGAAACCATGCTCTAAAAGTAACATCGGTTATTCAATCTGACCCAGTTCAAGGTTCTAAACAGCGCTCTCCAATGGAAAATACTCTTGTTAAGTTAATGAATCTGGAACAAGAAATCGATGCTGATATCGATAGGTTGGTAACTTTAAAGCAGGAATTAAAAGAATTTGTTGCTGAAATTGAGAACCCTTCTCACAAATTAGTTCTTGAACTACGTTATCTTGGAGGTAGTACATGGGAAGAGGTTGCCGCACTTATGGGATATGATTTGCGTTGGATTTATCGGTTGCATATTAAAGCTTTGAAAGAGGCTAATCAACTATTAGAAAGAAAATGAGTATAACTCGTGTAAGGAATTGTGAAAAAACGTAAGGCATGGTACCGACCCCCGAAAGTTAGAGTGAAAAAACTAACTTTCGGGGGTGTTTTTATGGCCAAATATAGTGAAGAATTTAAAATAAAGCTTGTCACCGAGTATCTATATGGAAATCTTGGATATGGGTCATTGGCAAAAAAATATGATATGGGTAGCCACACTCCAATTGTTGAATGGGTGAATACCTATAAATCTCAGGGAATGGAAGGCTTAAAACGAAAAAAATCTAAAGAGGAGTATTCTGTTCAATTTAAATTAGATACGATACAATTTATCTTAAATACAGGTGCTTCTTATTTAGAAACTGCTGTTCAATTTAATTTGAACAACCCTTCCTTAATTAAACGCTGGATGAAGACATATCGTGAACAAGGAGTAGAAGGCCTAAAACTAAAATCAAAGGGGCGGCCTTCAATGTCTAAGAAACCTACTAAACAGAAGAAAAAGGAAGAAAAACAGTTAACACGAGAAGAAGTATTAGAACGTGAGAATGAACTACTAAGACTGGAGAATGCGTATTTAAAAAAGCTGAAAGCTTTTCGCGAGAATCCGAACGCCTTTCACGAAAAGCACAAACAAAGATGGCATTCGAACTTAAAGAAGAAGGATATCGATTAAAAGATATTTTCTTTGTTGTGGGAATTCCCGAAGCAACCTATCACTATCATGTGAAAAATTTTGGCAAAGAAGATCCAGATACAGAATTAAAAGAACTCATTACACACCTATTTAAAAAGTTTCATGAACGCTATGGTTATAAACGTATCACGAGGGAATTAACGAAATTAGGACGGCACATCAATCATAAAAAAGTCTACCGCATTATGGGAGAGCTAGGGTTAAAATGTGTGAAATTTATGCGTAAATCTCGTAAATATAATTCCTATAAAGGAACTATTGGAAAGGTAGTGAAAAATCGATTATCTCGCCGTTTTAGTACATCTATCCCTCTTCAAAAAGTAGTAACGGACATTACAGAATTCAAGTGTCTTGGCGAAGAAAAATTATATTTAAATCCATTTTTTGATCTTTATAACGGAGAAATTATTGCGTATGGAATAGAGAAACGTCCAACGTTAGATCTTGTTATGGAACCTTTAAATGAAACTATAGAAATAATAAAGAATCATGCAACCTATCGAACTACCATCCATTCCGACCAAGGCTGGCATTATCAGCACAAGAAATGGGGAATGTTGTTGAAAGAAAATAAAATATTTCAAAGCATGTCACGCAAAGCAACCTGCGCAGATAACGCTTCAATGGAGAACTTCTTTGGGATTTTAAAGCAAGAAATGTATTATGGGGAAGAATTGGTGAGTTATGAAGAGTTAAAAAGTCGAATTGAAAACTATATCTACTGGTACAACCATGAACGATCAAAAGAAAAATTAGCTGGAATGAGTCCAGTTGAATACCGAACTCAATCCAGCCAATCAGCTGCATAATAAAACTCTAACTTTTTGGGGTAACCACCCATTTGTATGAAGAATGCCCTACGTTTTTTCTGGTTTCGGGCTAAAAAAGGATAAAAATTCTAGGGGATAAGAAGCTATCAAACTTTTATAAGTTTTCTTCGTTTAGTAATCGGTTGTTTAATTACAATCTTATAGCATTTTTCTAGTAGTTCATATTCAGTTTCAGTTATTAAATGAGAATGGGCTATTTTGTTTCTTATTGGGGTTAGTTGCCGAAGCAAAGTTAACTGTTCTGGTTTAAAATGGGTCAGAATGTGAGGGTATTTTCCAAAGAAGGCGACAAGTTCGTGGAAATATGAAGTTTGTTCGTCTCGTCTTTCATATAGGATGGAAACCCACCTGTACCCATACTTTTTTTCCATGTTTGTTTTTACAATTAAACGTAGATGATTTTCCATTTCATACAGCATTGAATAAGCTTCTTTCATTATTGGGGTATTCATAACGAAGTGCTCCTTTCGAGGTTAAATTAGAGGATGTGATATACTTCTACATCAATTAACAAATTCCTTTAATAAAAATAAAAATAAAAGAAAAAAATAAATGACTTAAAAGAAGCCATGAAAAGCCATTAAAAGCCATGTAGGAGGTGTGATAAAGTGTAAGGTGTAGAAATAGCATAAACAGCAGCCCTTGAAGGAAAATCTTCTTGGGCTTTCTTTAATTTAAAGTGAATTACGGAGTTGAGATAAATGCCAATGAAACCAAAGAAACCATGCAAGCATCCGGGTTGCCCATTGTTAACGAACTATTCGTACTGTGAGTTTCATGCGAAGCTTTATGCAGACGATCGAGCTGGGGCAAGCGAGCGTGGTTATGATAGTAGATGGAGGAAAGCACGAAAACAATTCTTAAACGCCTATCCCATTTGTAAACATTGTGAAAAGAAAGGGAAGATAACGCCAGCAACGGTCGTAGACCATATTACTCCTCACCGTGGAGATCAACGGTTGTTCTGGGATGATAGCAACTGGCAGCCTTTGTGTAAGAAGTGTCATGATCGTAAGACAAGAACAGAGGACCAGTATCCAGTGTACACCTTTTGATGGCCCCCCTAGGGGAGGTCAAATCTCTACAACCCTTTGGCTGGGGACCGCGCGCCCCCTTCACGTGAATTTTCGCGTAATTAAATAAGGGGGGTATCCATAGCCGACAGTCCAAGGTGAAAATCTTTAGTAAGAATAAGGGTTTGAGCTATTTTCTAATTTGCGAAATAGTACAATTGGAAAAGTTATAAAAACACTGATAAAGCCTTGGTGCTATTGGTTTTGAGGGACATTTAACACTTAAATAAGAAATGGCGATGAAACGTCCGTATTAGTTTAGTAAATGGCTAATTCAGGCGTTTTTTTATTGCTGTTTTTAATACTGTTTACGCAGAAAGGAGCATGAGAGATGACGGAAGCAGAAAAGCAGCTTATTTATGACCTTCGGTTAAAAGGGGTTGGCTATAAAGCAATCGCAGCGGTGTTGGGAAAATCACGAGACAGCATACGTGGCTTTTGTAGAAGGAATGGCCTAACTGGTGATTCGAGTGTGGTTGCTTTAAATGTGAAAGAACAGATCAATAATAATCTTCTCTGCACTTGCTGTGGTAAACCTATCAAACAAAAAGGGCGTGGCCGAGCTAGGAAGTTTTGTTCTGATGAATGCCGCCGGAAATGGTGGAAAGAAAATCCGCAAGCGAGAAACAAAAGTGAAACTGCGATCTACCACTATACATGTCCACATTGTGAAAAAGAGTTTAGCACTTACGGGAACAAGAAACGAAAGTTCTGCAGCCATGACTGTTACATAAAATCAAGATTTTGGAGTGAAGAAGATGAACTTTAAAAAATTAAGAATAGACGACTTGGTTCCAGCTAGTTATAACCCAAGGAAGAAGCTCAAACCGGGAGACAGTGAATTTGAAAAAATAAAAAATAGTATCAGTGAATTCGGATATGTAGACCCAATTATCGTCAACAAGGATTTGACAGTTATCGGTGGGCATCAAAGAGCTTCAGTCTTAAAGACATTAGGCTATACCGAGATTGATTGTGTTGTTATCGATATTGATAAGACAAAGGAAAAAGCCTTAAATATTGCTCTTAATAAAATAAGTGGTGAATGGAACAAAGAGTTATTAGCAGATTTGATTCAGGACTTGCAATCAATGGACTACGATATTGGATTTACAGGCTTTGATCCACCCGAAATTGATCAGCTATTTAGTGATGTTCATGATAAGAACGTTCAAGAAGATGACTTTGACGTGGACAAGGAGTTGGCAGAACCTGCGATAGCGAAGTCTGGAGATGTATGGCATCTAGGTAGGCATCGTTTAGTTTGTGGAGATAGTACAAAAGAAGAAGTGTATAAGCTTTTAATGAATGGCCAAAAAGCAAACCTTGTCGTTACCGATCCGCCTTATGGAATTGCTTATGACGGAAGCCAAGGAACAATCAAAAATGACAACCTTAAGGATAATGAGTTCTATGAATTTTTACTTAGTGCATTTAAAAACATGGAAAAAGTTATGACCAGTGATGCATCGATCTATGTTTTTCATGCCGATACGAAAGGACTTATTTTTAGAAAAGCATTTGAAGATGCAGGATTTCATCTATCAGGTGTTTGTCAGTGGGTGAAACAGACGTTGGTTTTAGGACGCTCCCCATATCAGTGGAGAAACGAGCCTTGTTTATTTGGATGGAAGAAAAGTGGTACTCATAAATGGTATGCGGGGAGAAAAGAGACTACGATCTGGGAGTTTGACAAACCAGCAAAAAATAATCTACACAGCACTATGAAACCAGTACAACTGATCGCTTACACCATTCGAAATAGTACGTCGCCTAACGCTATCGTCATTGATCCTTTTTCTGGAAGTGCATCAACCCTAATTGCTTGCGAGCAACTCGATAGAATTTGCCATGCTATTGAGTTAGAAGAGAAATTTGTGGATGTTGGTGTTAAAAGATTTATAGAGCAAGTTGGCACTGATGTAAATGTATTTGTTGAAAGAAATGGAGTGAAAATTTCGTATTCGGACCTGGTAAAAGAGGTCAAAATTTTAGAATAAAGTGACATATAATCTTTCGGAAGGAGGAGAAGTAATTGCAGACAATCCTTGAACATTCTAGAGATTTGAAAAATGTAGAAACACATTTACAGAAAAAACAAGGCAAGAATAAATATCGTTCCCTTAAAGATGGAAAAACCATAGTAGGAACTCTTTCAGGAGGACTTGAATTTATATTTGATGTTGCAGATTATAAAAGAGTAAGTTCGAAGACATGGTATCCGAATAAAAGAACGGGGTCAGAAGGAGCTATTTATGTTTTGGATTGTAAAGGGCAACAACTTCACCAGTTTCTTCTTAATCCTCCTAAAGGGTATGAAGTAGATCATATTGATCTTAATCCCTTGAATAATTGTCGCAGTAATTTACGGATTTGCACACATCAGCAAAATCAATGCAATCAACCGCTGCAAATAAATAATACATCTGGGGTTACTGGTGTAAGTTTTTATGCTGCAAGAGGAAAGTATAGAGCTAGAATAAAAGTTTCTCAGTATGATATTCATTTAGGATATTTTCATGATTTTGTAGAGGCTGTTCAGGCTCGAAATGAAGGAATAAGGCTAATGTTTGGAGAATTTGGAAGGCTTAACGATGTACCAGATGCTCCCTTATGGATTAAAAAACTTGTATATGATAAGTGCAGTCGCCATTTTGATAAGGCGGCTGTTTCTGTTTATAACAATAAAAGCCCTTGGAAGATTAGCTATTCCAAAGATGGCATACCATCCCAAATTTTGAATGATGGGGAATTACTACAGTAATAGCTATGAATCTAGTTGCTATACCACGACGTGTATGGCAATATGCTACTACCTTAATAGATTGGAGGTGTAGCAATGGAAAAAATAGTTAAACCAACTTGCAAACTTGTCGGTGAAGATGGAAATATCTTTTCTATCCTCGGTCGGGTCAGTCGAACCTTAAAGGAAAACGGAAAAGCCGATGAAGCGAAGGAAGTAAGTGAGCGAGTGATGTTATCTGGTTCCTATGATGAGGCCTTGCAAATTATGATGGAATACGTAGAAGTGGAGTGATTAGTAAATGAGAGCGATCTTCGGTAGGAAAATAGGCGACCTGACCGAGTTGGAGGAATTGACTGAACAAGCGATAAAGAGCGGGCAACAGGGTCAAAGTTACTGTGTGATAAAAGAGGTGCTATTGGAGGACGACGAATTTCATTCCTTTGCAAATGACTTTTTCAACGACCAGCCTTGGATCACCGAGGAAGATGGTGGAGTGAATGAAAACAGAGAGGTTCGTTGCATTCGAGTGATTAACCAAGGTACCGGTGAAAAGATTCTTGTTAATAACGAGGGATACACTTATGCAAGGTATGTTGGGATTGAATATGATTAAAAGGCAGGCTTTGAGGGGCTTGCTTTTTACGTTAAAAATAAATGCGAATATCTGACCGGAATGACTTGCTATTACCTGTGTTTAGAGTGATATATGTACTACACCAAAACACAGGAGGGAACTAAAGTGAACCGAAAAGAAATGGTAAAGAAACTAGGCGAGTTTTTCGGAGTAAAGCCGAAGTATTTGAATGCTCCAACCTTTGCCTACGAAATTGAAATGCCTGAAGAAACCTACACAATCGACAGACAAGGAACAATCACAACTTCAGCAGGCGAAGTAAAGACTTTTGAAGAGATTACTAACCCGCTAGAGCCAAAAGAAGAGCCAGAGCAGCCAGCAGAAGAAAAGCATGAGCCCTTAGAGATTGACGGTTTAGAAGTTACGCTTCCGCTAGAAGGACACTCAGGAACCACGCTACGCAATCTAGTAAACATGCTTTTTAGCAAACAACACTTGATCATGAAAGCCTTCAAGCTAACCGAACCGCTGATGGATGGCACTTTTGCAGAGGATTTAAGCTTCAAAGAGACAAACACCTTTGAAGAGTTTCAGAAAGCGATCGATGAACTCGGACAGGAAAGGGGCCCAGGACTAGCTTTTGATTTTGAAAAGGAGACCTTCACCATTAAGCTAAAAGCAGCAACCTTGGAACAAGATAAGATTGCAGCTTTTCAAGACCTAGCGGCATTCATCAACAAAAGTGCCCTGAAGCAAAAGCGAGCATCGTTTAGGCAAGCACAGGATGACAATCCGAAATACGCCTTGCGAACTTGGCTCATTCGCCTTGGCATGAACGGGAGCGAATATAAAACAACAAGAAAGGTGCTACTTGCCAACCTTGAAGGAAGCGGAGCCTTTAGAAAAGCAGGTGAGCCAAATGAATAGAGAAACCTTTCGGGCAATGATACGAGGGTTGATTGCTACCATCATTGAAAAAGAGGTAGTGCTTGGTGAATCTGATGCAAAAGAAAGTGTACTAACCATTCTGTATTTGCTTGAAGACTTGGACCTTTTCTGGAACAGCGACATGGAATTCGAAGAGAATGCCGAACACCTTCAGCACTTCATCGATAAGACTCGAGAAAAGTACACATTGGGCGGTAACTGATGGATACATTTTTCACTCAAACACACTGTGACCGATGTGGCAGCAGCTTAAAAGGTGGACGGATTATGTCGATGTACAATACCGATTGCATTTGTCTGAAGTGTAAGGATAAGGAAAAGAAAAGGGATGACTATGAAGAAGCGGTCAAAGCCGATCATGAGGAAATAAAGAAGGGGAATTACAATTATAAAGGGATTAAAGGCCAATAACAAAAAAATTAGGTTTGGGATTTTGGAGTCTATCTTAAGGTAGGCTCTTTATTTTGTTCTAGCGGAAAGGAGGTGGAGCCTGTGGCCCAACGTGGAAGGAAACCTAAACCAACAGCGATTAAAGCATTAGAAGGTAACCCTGGAAAGAGAGACCTTAATCAAAATGAACCAAAACCGGATAAGAAAGCCCCTAGATGTCCAGCTTGGTTAGAACCTGAAGCTAAAAAAGAGTGGCGAAGAATGGTGAAGCAATTGGAGCAGCTAGGAATATTAACAGAAGTAGATATGGCAGCCTTTGCGGGATACTGTCAAGCGTATGCAAGGTGGAAAGAGGCTGAAGAGTTTATTACGAAGCATGGAACGATTGTAAAAACCCCTTCAGGATACTGGCAACAGGTGCCACAGGTGTCCATCGCTCAGAGCTATCTCAAAATCATGAATCGTTTCTGTGAGCAGTTTGGGTTAACTCCTTCATCGAGAAGTAGAATTGTGGCGGACAAACCAACGGATGCGAATGATCCAATGGAGTTTATGCTCTTTCAAGGTGGGGGTGGTAAGGGTGTATGATGAGAAAAAAGCACAGCATGCGGTCAACTTTATCAACTGCTTAAAGCATACGAAAGGGCAGTGGCGTGGGGTTCCTTTTGACCTTTTGCCTTGGCAAGACCAAATTGTGAGGGACATTTTCGGAACAGTAAAAGAAAATGGATATCGGCAATATAATACAGCTTACGTTGAGATTCCAAAAAAGAATGGGAAGAGTGAGCTGGCTGCGGCTCTTGCATTATTAATGACCTGTGGTGATGGGGAGTGGGGAGCTGAAGTTTATGGTTGTGCCTCTGATAGACAACAGGCTTCCATTGTTTTTGATGTTGCTGTTGAGATGGTGGAACAGTCACCAGCTTTGAAAAAACGATTTAAACCGGTTATGTCGATGAAACGATTAGTCTATAAACCTACGAATAGTTTCTATCAGGTTCTTTCCGCTGAAGCGTACACGAAACATGGTCTGAATGTCCATGCTGTTGTTTTTGATGAGCTGCATGCTCAACCGAACCGAGATTTATTCGATGTTATGACAAAGGGGTCTGGTGATGCTCGCTTGCAACCCTTGTTCTTTTTAATTACTACAGCTGGTACAGACCGAAACTCAATTTGTTATGAAGTACATCAAAAAGCAGTCGATCTTTTGGACGGGAGAAAAATTGACCCTACTTTTTATCCTGCTATTTACGGAATAGATAATGACGATGACTGGACTGACGAAAAAAACTGGTATAAAGCCAATCCTTCTCTTGGCCATACCATTGACATAGAAAAAGTGAGAAATGCGTATCTAAGTGCAAAAGAAAATCCTGCTGAAGAGAATATATTCAGACAGCTGAGGCTAAATCAATGGGTGAAGCAATCGACTCGTTGGATGCAAATGGAGAAATGGGACGCTTGCGATGAACCGGTCGATATGGACTTGCTCCGTGGTAGAGAGTGTTTTGGTGGCTTAGACCTTTCTAGTACAACGGATATTACAGCTTTTGTACTTGTTTTTCCACCAAAGACTGATGATGAGAAGTTTATTGTTCTCCCTTACTTTTGGATCCCTGATGATAACTTAAAAGTGAGGGTTCGACGAGACCATGTTCCATATGACATCTGGGAGAAACAAGGTTATATCAAAACCACTGAAGGAAACGTAGTTCATTATGGATTTATTGAGAAATTTATCGAAGAGCTAGGAATGAAGTATAACATTAAAGAAATAGCCTTTGACCGATGGGGGGCGGTACAAATGGTACAGAACCTAGAAGGAATGGGGTTTTCTGTTGTTCCTTTTGGACAAGGCTACAAAGACATGTCGCCAGCATCAAAGGAATTAATGAAAATAACCCTTGAGAAAAGGATTGTTCACGGTGGGAATCCAGTTTTAAGGTGGATGATGGACAACATCTTCGTCAAAACCGACCCTGCTGGAAACATAAAGCCTGATAAAGAAAAAAGTACAGAGCGAATTGATGGTGCTGTAGCAATGATTATGGCGTTGGATCGAGCGATTCGAAATGAAAATAGAGAGAGTGTTTATGATGGTAGGGGGATTTTAATTCTCTGAGTTAATTAGTTACTGTAATGATAGAAGAATTCTTAAAATGAAAAAAGAGCTTTTTCGCTCTTTAGTCCCATTCATTAATTCTCTTTATATTATCTAAAAAGTGAGAAGTTATATCGCTAAAGGTATATTTAGTATCTCCTAATATGTAAGCAATACTATTAGAATCATCGTCTCGACCGTTATGATTAAATACCGGTTTGACATTGCTGTTTTGTAATAATGCTTTTGTTAACTCTATTGCTAATTTTTTATCAGAATCCATTATAATCACTCCTATGCAAAAAATTTAGACAATGTTTAATCAAACGAAGGTGGTTATCATTTAAGCATTTTTACTTTTTGTTTGTGGAATAAAGAATGCTAAAAAGACTTTTTCGTATAAGTGTCTTCGTGATATAGATTTCTCATCAGTCGTAAATAAGACATATCCTAGATTAGCTAATGCCTGAATTTGTATTGAACCCATACCATGTAGACGCGAAGGACTAGCTGCTAAATGAAATAAACTTTGACCAATTTCTCTTAAATTCAATTGCTCATCCTTATCGTCTATTTTAGACATTATGCTTAGTATTTCTTTAATCTCATAGTCTTCTTGAAGAAGAGGTTCACACTTAATCCATTCACCATCGTAATATACATTCACGTTTATAAACCCCTATTTTTGTTTGTACAATATATGCTTTAGTTTTAAATTTATATCTGTAATTTAGTTTTTAACTATTTAAAGAATGATTGAAAAAGTCACCAATTTTGTTCGATAGGAAGTGAGAACATGAAAATACCAATTTTATCTGGACTTTTTAAATCAAGAGCTAGCCCAAAGAACAGCTTTTTAGGAAGTACCTATAGTTTTTTCTTTGGCAGTACAACAAGTGGAAAAGCCGTCAATGAAAGAACGGCTATGCAGACGACCGCAGTGTATGCTTGTGTTCGTATATTAGCTGAAACAATCGCAAGTCTTCCACTACATCTATACAAATACACAGCTAACGGTAAAGAAAAAGCACTGGAACACAGTTTATATAATATGCTCCATGATGAGCCAAACTCCGAGATGACTTCGTTTGTGTTTAGGGAAACACTGATGAGTCATCTTTTATTATGGGGAAATGCCTATGTTCAAATCATCAGGGATGGTAGAGCAAATGTGCTTTCTCTTTATCCCTTACTTCCTGACAAAATGACGGTGGACCGAACTTCAACAGGTGAGCTTTATTATAAATACCTAAAGGACAGCGGGACAGTCATTCTTAGAAGTGATGAGGTTCTTCATATCCCAGGACTAGGTTTTGATGGTCTTGTGGGTTATTCACCAATTGCTATGGCCAAGAATGCCATTGGAATGGCACTAGCCACTGAAGAATACGGTGCTAAGTTTTTCGCTAACGGGGCCAATCCCGGTGGGGTGTTAGAACATCCGGGCGTTGTAAAAGACCCTGCAAAGATAAGAGAGAGCTGGAATGCAGTATATCAAGGAAGCGGGAATGCCCACCGAATTGCCGTCCTTGAAGAAGGAATGAAGTTCCAGAGTATAGGCATTCCGCCGGAACAAGCTCAGTTTCTTGAAACGAGAAAGTTCCAAACGGAAGAGATTTGTCGGATTTTTAGAGTTCCACCTCACCTTGTTGCAAACCTTGATAAAGCTACCTTTAGTAATATCGAACATCAATCTATTAGCTTTATTGATAATACGATTATGCCTTGGGTAACGAGAATTGAGCAGTCAATGAAGAAAGCATTGTTGAGTGAATCAGAAAAGAGCGAGTACTTCATTAAGTTCAACCTTAATGGTCGCCTTCGGGGAGATGCCGGTTCAAGAGCTCAGTTTTATCAAATCATGCGACAAAATGGTGTCATGTCTGCTAATGACATCCGTGAACTAGAAGAAATGAATTTAATTCCGGATGAACAAGGCGGAGACAAATATTTGGTGAACGGGAACTTTGTAGATATGTCAAAGGCTGGTGCTTGGACAGAAAAATATGAGGAGGGATAAGCCTTGAAGAAATTTTGGAACTGGGTCAAGAACGAGAGTGGTAGGACGCTCCATCTTGACGGAGTGATTGCAGAAGAATCATGGTTTGGTGACGAAGTAACACCGAAGCAATTTAAGTCTGAACTGACCAATGAAAGTGGAGATGTCACGATCTGGATTAACTCACCTGGTGGTGATGTGTTTGCGGCGAGTCAAATCTACAACATGCTGATGGATTATAAGGGCAAGGTCACTGTGAAAATTGATGGAGTTGCAGCTAGTGCTGCATCGGTCATTGCCATGGCAGGTGGAGAAGTGCATATGTCTCCTGTTTCCATGATGATGATTCATAATCCCATGACCATCGCCTTTGGGGATACAGTTGAAATGGAAAAAGCCATTAATATGCTGAGTGAGGTAAAAGAGAGCATCATTAATGCTTATGAATTGAAGACAGGTCTTTCAAGGACCGAGCTCTCAGATTTAATGGATGCAGAAAGCTGGTTCAATTCGAAAAAGGCAGTGGAAATGGGGTTTGCTGACGAAGTCATGTTTGTAAATAAAAGTGAATCAGACTCACCAGAGGAAGGGATCATCTACAGCAAAATGGCAGTCGTGAATTCGTTCTTACACAAACTGCCACAAAAAGAAGAGAAAAAAGGTACCGATATCACAATCTTAGACAAGAGATTAGAACTCTTGAAATATTAAGGAGGAGATTTGAATGAGTAAAGTATTAGAGCTACGTGAAAAAAGAGCAAAAGCATGGGAAGGGGCTAAGGCTTTTCTTGATTCCAAAAGAGGAAAAGATGGGCTACTCTCAGCTGAAGATACATCCACTTATGAAAAGATGGAAGAAGAGGTCGTCAATCTTGGGAAGGAAATCGACCGATTGGAACGACAACAAGCCATTGATTTTGAGTTATCTAAACCAATTAACCAGCCGATTACATCGAAACCTACTGGCACTGGCGAGCATAAAACAGGACGAGCAACGGATGAATACAAAGATGCTTTCTGGAAGTCGATGCGAAACAAAAGCAACTTTGATGTACAGAATGCCTTAAAGGTTGGTACAGATTCAGAGGGTGGTTATCTAGCTCCAGATGAATTTGAACGTACACTGATTGAAGCATTAGAAGAAGAAAACATCTTTCGTTCCTTAGCTAAAGTCATTACGACTTCTTCAGGGGATCGCAAAATCCCAGTTGTTGCTTCAAAAGGAACTGCTTCTTGGGTCGATGAAGAAGGGCTTATTCCAGAGTCAGATGACAGCTTTGGCCAAGTTTCAATTGGTGCTTATAAGCTAGCCACCATGATTAAAGTATCTGAAGAACTATTAAACGACAGTGTGTTCAACTTACAAGCGTATATTGCAAAGGAATTTGCCAGACGGATTGGTGCCAAAGAAGAGGAAGCGTTCTTCGTAGGAGATGGTACCGGAAAGCCGACTGGTATTTTTAATGCCACAGGTGGGGCAGAACTTGGCATTACATCTTCATCTGCGACTGCTGTTTCTGTTGATGAGATTATGGACTTGTTCTATTCTCTACGCTCGCCATATCGTAAAAATGCAGTCTTTGTTATGAACGATGCGACCGTGAAACTGATTCGTAAGCTAAAAGACGGAAACGGGCAATATTTATGGCAACCTTCCATTCAAGCTGGACAACCAGATACCATTTTAAATCGTCCAGTGAAAACGTCAGCGTATGTGCCAACAGTCGCTACTGGTGCGAAAACCATCGCTTTTGGTGACTTTGGTTACTACTGGGTTGCAGATCGACAAGGCCGTTCGTTCCAACGTTTAAACGAATTGTACGCTGCAACGGGACAAGTTGGATTTAAAGGAAGCCAACGTGTAGACGGAAAATTAATCCTTCCTGAAGCCATTAAAGTACTTCAGCAAAAATAAAGGTAGGTGAAAAGAAATGAGTAACGTCAAGAATTATACAGAACAAGGTGGAGAACGAACCGTTATTGGAGGAACGCTTGATATATCCGAAGGTGGGAAGCTGACATTTGTGGGTGAAGAAGTAAGCCCATCAGTAAATCAAGAGGATAGTACAGCAACCGATGTGGAAGGACTTGTTGCTGATTTCAATGCTCTGTTAGCAAAACTCAAGGAAGCGGGCCTAATGGCAAATGAATAATAAGGAGGGGCAGCAATGGAATCATTACTTGTTAAGGTGAAAAGCAACTTAATTCTAACGCACAATGAGGATGATGATTTACTACTAAGTTTCATTGCTGCTGCCACTTCTTATGCAGAAAACTACCAGAAGAAGCCTGACGGGTATTATAAAGAAAATCCAATGCATCCAACGACAGAACAAGCAGTCATCATGCTATCGTCTCATTTCTATGAAAGCCGAGACGGTAGTACTGGTGGCTTTTTTGCAGATAAAGTAGAGGCGAGTCAGCAGGTGTGGAAAGTTGTTAATATGCTTCTTAGGTTAAACCGGGAAGTGGTTATATGAGCTTTGGAAAAATGAGAACGATGATAGACATCATTCAAACACAGTCCATTAAAGACGAAGATGGTTTTACAACCGAAGAAGAACTTACCCTAGCTTCCACCCGTGCCTATAAAGAAGACAGACACGGGAATGAGGCATGGAAGAATCGGGCAAGTTTTTCAACAGCTACATCACTTTTTCGTTTTAGGAAACCTCATGACATTAAGGTTACAACAGATTTGAAGATTGTTTGCAAAGAGGAACGATATAACATTTTAAGCGTTGAGGACTTGCAAGAAAGAGGAATGTATCTCGAAGTGTTAGCAGAGAAAATCGTAAGTTCAAAGGGGTGAGGGGATGGCACGAGCAACTTTTAAAATGCCTGATGACTTTTTAGAAAAACTGTCTAAGCTGAATAATCATTTTGACCGGATTGTCCCTGAAGTCCTGCAAGCAGGTACGGAACCTGTTGTTAAAAAAGCAAAGAGTAATCTGGCTGCAAGGATAGGTGTTGGAACGAAAAGTCCCTCTGAGAGTACGGGTGAACTGATTGCGTCCTTAGAAACGACAAAGCCTGTCCAGGACTATAAAGGAAATTGGAACCTGCGTGTTGGAATTCCAACCACCAAAGATAGCAAAGGTGTATCCAATGCCTTAAAAGCAGCGGTCATGGAGTATGGGAAAGTGGGTCAGCCACCTAAACCATGGCTAAAACCAACAAAATCAGCGACAAGAAAAGCATGCATTGAAGCGATGAAAGAGGCACTGGATAAGGAGATTGATAAACTATGAAGCTATTAGCAGCGTTAAATTCCATTATTCAACCTATGAACATTCCTATTGAAACAGGTTATTTTTCTGGTTTACCTCCAGATGAATATATGGTCCTCACGCCCCTCTCTGATAGGTTTGATTTATTTGCGGATAATCTAGCTCATTCTGTTATTGAAGAAGTAAGGATATCTGTGTTTTCAAAAAAGAATTATTTGCCTATCAAAAAGCAGCTAACCAAAAAAATGCTAAAAAATGAGATCACAATTACTGATAGGCGATACATCGGATTTGAAAACGAAACAAAATATCATCATTATGTTATAGACGTAATGAAAGAATATGAAATGGAGGAGAATTAATGGCAACGATAGGACTTGATCGTTTATATTATGCCAACATTACGGAAGATGAAAATGGCATTGAGAGTTACGGAACGCCAAAGGTTCTAGCAAAGGCAATGACAGCTGAACTAAGTGTTGAGCTGATAGAAGCCATTCTATATGCCGATGATGGGGCGTCAGAGATTGTAAAGGAATTTCAAAGTGGGACTTTAAATCTGGGCATTGATGACATTGGTCCGCTGGCCGCTCAAGATTTAACAGGTTGTAAGATTGATAGTAATAACGTCGTAGTTTCAAGAAGTGAAGACGGAGGAAAGCCTGTCGCTATCGGTTTTCGTGCGAAAAAATCGAATGGAAGATATCGCTACTTCTGGCTGTATCGTGTGATTTTCAGCATTCCAACTACTAGTCTTGCAACAAAAGGAGAATCGATTACGTTTAGCAGTCCAACCATTGAAGGGACAGTGTTTAGACGAAACAAACTAGATGGAGAAAGCAAGCACCCTTGGAAAGCAGAAGTAACAGAAGGGGATTCAGGTGTAGCGACATCAACGATTACAGAATGGTTCAACAAAGTGTATGAACCTGACTTCACTCCAGTGGAACCAGTAATCACTATTACTACCCAGCCAGCTGAATTGACGGAAGTAGTGGAAGGAGATATTTCAGGTAGTCTTTCTGTTGTAGCAAGTGTGAATACAAGTCACCCAATCACTTATCAGTGGTATGAAAACACGACAGATAGCACGGTTGGTGGAACGGTTATTAATGGAGAAACTTCCGCAAGCTTTAACATTCCAACTGACTTACTTGCTGGAACATATTATTACTATTGTGTACTTAGTTCAGTGGGTGCAACAGATGTTAAATCGGATGTTGCTACAGTTGTAGTTTCATAGAATACGAGAGGATGAGGGAAAATGACAAATGAACAAATTGAAGCGAAACCACTAGATGTAGATGAAGTAGCAAATGAAAGAAGTGCTGCGATTGAAATTGGTGGAGAGAAATATAAGCTAATTCTTACGACGAAAGCAACGAAAGAGATTGCTAAACGGTATGGCGGTTTAGAAAACCTCGGTACTAAGTTAATGGAGAGTAAAGATTTTGAACTAGCATTAGATGAAGTGGTCTGGCTTGTTACTTTGCTCGCCAATCAGTCCATTCTTATTCACAATATCCGAAATAAGGATGACAAGAAGGAATTGCTACAAGAAGATGAAGTAGAATTGCTAACGACGCCTTTTGAATTAGCTGAGTACAAAAATGCGATTATGGTCAGCATGATGAAAGGAACAAAACGGCACATCGAGAGTGAACCAGCAAAAAACGTGGAAGTCGGGTAAATGACGAAGAGTTGTTTATCCGACTTATTTATTACGGCACGGCCCATTTAAATCGCAGGGAAGAAGAAGTCTGGCTTTTGCCCTTGGGCTATTTACTAGATCTATGGGAATGTCACAAACAGTTTACTGGGATAGCACAGCCGAAGAAAGATGTGTCAATAGATGATGTCATTCCAACATGGCTCTAGTTTCAGCACTCTAAGAGGAGTGTATTTTTTTATGCCTAAAAGAGAGGAGGTGGAAATGTGTCTGATAATTTCGGATTAAAGATTGGTGTTGAGGGAGAGAAGGAGTTTAAAAATGCTTTAAGGGATATTAATCGTAACTTTAAAGTACTAGGTAGTGAAATGAAACTCGTAAGCTCTCAATTTGATAAGCAGGATAAATCGGTTCAGGCTGTTACTGCGAGAAACGCTGTACTCAATAAAGAGATTGATGCCCAGAAAGACAAAATCGGCATGCTGGAAAAAGCCCTAGCAAATGCGGCATCTTCCTTCGGGGAGAATGATAGACGGACTCAAGCCTGGCAAATTCAGTTGAACAATGCGAAAGCTGCTTTGAATGGGATGGAAAGTGAATTAGAAGAAAATAACCGAGCGTTAGATGCAGCAAGTGATGGGTTTGATGAGGCGGGAAGTGAAGCAGAGAAGTTTGGTGATGATATCAGTGATGCAGCAGATACCGCAGATGACGCAGGTGGCAAATTTGAAAAGTTAGGCTCGATCGTAAAAGGAGTAGCGGTTGGTATTGGTATCGCCATGGCCGCCATAGGAACCGCTGCAGTTACAGCAGGAAAGAAATTATATGATATGGCCAACGATGCAGCCGCAGCTGGGGATGAAATCGATAAAGCAAGTCAAAGAGTCGGTTTTTCAAAAGAAGCTTACCAGGAATGGGATTACGTTTTATCTCAGAATGGTGCCAGTATTGATACATTAGATAACGGTATGAAGAAGCTCAATAATACTGTTGATGATGCGATTAATGGGAGTGATTCTGCGGCTAGTAGATTTGAACGGTTAGGCATTTCCATGGATGATTTACAAGGGAAAAGTCGGGAAGAAATCTTTGAAATGACCGTTCGTGGTCTTCAAGGGATGACAAATGAAAGTGAAAGGGCAGCAGTAGCCAATGATCTACTCGGGAGTTCTTCTGTAGAATTATCTGCACTACTTAATCAGACAGCAGAAGGTACGGATGAACTGAGGCAAAAAGCTCATGAACTCGGCGTTGTCATGAGTGAAGATGCTGTAAATGCAGCAGTTGAATATACGGATGCGATGGATAATTTCACAAGAACATTCCAAGCCGTAAAAAACAACATTGCTTCTGAGTTGCTACCAGGATTTACGATGATCCTCGATGGGTTAACGGGTCTTATTACTGGACAAGAAGGTGCTTCAGAAAAGCTAAAACAAGGAGCGGAAGAAACCGTTAAGCAGATTGGAGAGATACTTCCTCGAATACTTGATGTTGTAACAGGATTGATATCAGCGATTGCAGAAGTGGCTCCAGATCTAGTGATGGCCCTAGTGAACGGAATTATTGAGAATTTACCGACGTTGATTACTGCTGCAACGAACATCATTATGACTTTGGTGGGCGGCATTATTGAGGCACTACCACAAGTCACCGAAGGAGCCCTTCAACTGGTCCTCGCTCTTGTTAATGGCATCGTCGAAAATCTACCTTCATTAGTAGAAGCGGCATTGGTAATGATTGTTACATTGGCAGAAGGAATTGGAGAAGCGATACCTGAACTCATTCCGGTCATCGTAGAAACGATTATGGTCATTGTAAATACAATTATCAGCAACTTGGATATGGTAATGTGGACCCTTTGTCAAGGACATTTAAAAAAAGACTCTCATGAAACATCTAATAAATATTGCTCTCTGTAACTAACAGGGGGCAATTTTTTTAGGTTCCATTGACCGCGCTCATGATTATAA